ATTTTGTCACCTTTAGCTCGATCACGTACATAAAGTCGATTTTTATTTACATACTGTTTTGCCTTACAATCTTTCGCAATTTCAGCAATTTGAAACTTAATCTTTCCATTAAGAGTTTTGCCAGAACGATAAATAAAGTCGATTGGTAAATCTATATCACCAATCGCAAGACCTGCATCTCGAGCCAATTCTCGCAATATAAGTGATGCATGGGTGTTTCGACCGTATGTCCGTTTTACAACACCGTTTGTATAGTCCAAACTACAATCAATGCATTTGAATGTTGTGATTTTATCTAGCCCTTCCCACTTCGTTTCTTTTTTCTTTAGTGAGCCACTAAAAATCACTCCATTATCATCAATGTAACCAGCACTTAAAATAGCTGCTTGATTAGTAGAAATAGAATTAATGGTTTCATCTTTAAGGTTGTAAACTTGGATATCAATTGTATCAACTTTTTCGTTATCACCAAAAGGAACACTAAATTTAATAGTTAATGGATCTGTAATTTCTCTGCCACCCACTAAAAATGTAGTTTTACGCATATATAAATTACTCATCTGATTCACCTACCACATACAAAAAGACCGTCTCGTTCAGATTATCGTAGGTAATACGAGTAACTGAATTAGCTCGGTCTTTAGGAATGATTTGTACTTTTGGCAAGTCTATGTTGACATGGTTTCTGAACAAAGGGCGATTAAGGATTAGTTTTTCTCCAACAACCAAAACACCAGCATCCTTGAATAGATCTACAGTGAAAAAATCATGTGTTTGATTGTAGTTGATTTCAATTTCAAATACTTCACCAGCTAACTCTATTTCAAAGGTATAAGGTATCTCATTTTTATCAATGTCAATATATTCATCCATTACTTGCGCCCCTCCATTGCTGCCCAACCACCACTTGATGAACTCTTAGGTGGTGTGGTGTATTTTTCTTTATTGTTTTTTGTTGTTGTAGTAGGTGTCTTTTTCGTCTGTTGGCGCCCTTTTTTAGTTACTGGTTTCGTTTGCTTCTTAACAGGAATAGACACACTAACAAATTTAGCAACTTTAGCCACTTTTATTTGTTTTAGTGTCATTGTAAATGCATATCCATCTTTAATCTTAGCCTCATAGTCTCGGCTAAAATCAGTAATAACCACATGCTTTAAAGATGTCATGTAATCAAAATCAAAGATAGTGCCTTTTTCACGATATTGGCGTAATTTTAAAACCTTCGCTTCCGAATCATCAAGGATTACACCTGTTAATGAAATGGATGTAGGGTTACTTTTTACATGGTCAGTTATTTGCTCACCATCCTCAAGAGCATGGTCAGTAGTAGTAGAGGATTCAGGCATTGATATCTTTGTAATTACATCGACTAATACATCCTTAATGTACGGCATTCCATTCACCCCCTACGTTGTTTGCATCTCTGAATCAAGAATATCGCTTATAATTTCGCGTACTTCTCTGCCAATATCGATTGCATTAGTTCCTGAAATATTAAAAATAAATTGATGTCCACCACCACTATTAGAAGCGTTGTTCCCACTTTCAACATTAGTAGCCTGAGGTACTCCTGTAGTAGAACCGCCATTATTATCTAGATTTAATTCTGGAGTACCGGAACTACCTTGACTTAAAATCCCAGCACGACGTAACATATTCGATTGATTTGCTGTCAAAACTGATTCATCTTTATGGAGTTCTGCTACATATCCGTCATAAGGTACACGTTCAAGCCCAGTAGCATGAGAACCACTAATAAAATTACCTACTGCTCCAGCAGCTTTACCTATTGTGCTTCCGATAGAAGAAACCCATTTTGGCAATTTGAAATTTGTGATAGCATTTTTGAAATTATTGAAATTACTAGTTATCGTGTCCCAATTTTTATAAATTGTGATACCTGCAGAAATCAACCCTTTTATAGGTCCTGCTAAAAAAGATAATATAGGGTTGTTATCAATAACTTGCCATAGTTGTATAGCTTTTGTTTTAACGGTCTCCCAATTTTGGTATAACAGTATCCCTCCAGAAATTAGTAGACCGACTGCAGTCACAACCATTCCTATTGGATTAGCTCTCAAAGCTGCGTTAAAGCCTTGGGTAGCAAAAGTAGAGGCAATTGTACTGGCTTTAAATAAATCTAATGCTGTTTTTACAAATGAGATTGTTTTCATTACAGCAAAACCACCCGCAATACCCGCTGTGGCAGCTATTACTAATTCTTTATTTTGTATAAGCCAACTAACTCCAGTTTTAAAACCATCGAAGGCAACACTTGCAACGTCAATTCCCACAGCCACTGTACTACTCATTGTGTCTGCAAATGAAGCGATATTATCACTAGTCTCTTTAGGTAGACCGAAGTTTTGCCATAAATTAGATACATT